CGTGTCTCGAAACCGGTCTGCACCATCCACTAACCCGTCATGAACATGTTCAAATCCACCATGAAGCGACTACTTGAGAATATGCTTATCGAGTATGGATTTGCCGAGCCCAAACCAATCCAACAGATCGCGACGGAGTACATTGCGACCATGAAGCAGTACACAAGGGAGGAAAGGGACCGCAAGATCGCCGACATAAACAGGCTTTGCGCAGACGGATCACTCACGCTCACATCAATCCAGAACGTAGTTAGGATGTTCGTCAAGCAGGAGGTACTCGCCAGTGAGCGAATGGTCGATCGGCCAATATGTGCACGAGAAGTCCTGTTACGAGACTTATCCCATTGCATACTCCACTACACCCAGGATTAAGTCTACAGGCTCAAAACGTTCGTTAAACATGCTAACAGTGTCCAACTCGCCCGCAGGATGAAAAGGGGCGCGGGAAAGGCGTGGTTTTGCTTCGAGACAGATTTCAGCAATTATGACAGCTCACAATCCCGCGAGATCCAGGACATTGAGGCGTACGCCATCGAGATAGCAACGTAATGCTGGGAGGCACGTGCGCTCTGGAAGTCCATTACGGAAACCGATCTCGACATACGCAACAGAGCATGGAGAGTCCTCGCACTCTACTCAAGATGCTCAGGGGAAAAGACCACTTCCCTGTTCAACACCCTCGTAACCCACACGTTTAATCAATTCTGCCTCGCCTTCCATCTCGCCAACGATAATGCCTACTCACAAGATTTCCAGAAGCTTTGCGCGAGGATTGCCACAGGGGAAGACCTTTCACGAGAGATGAATGGCGATTCATCGTACTCATGCGTTGAAGGTGATGACACCCTCGTCCGCGTCAACACAGACATCCAGTCATCAATCGAGGACATGGCCGACATGCTCGGGTTTGAAGTCACCGTAGTCAAGCGAGAGAACGAGGATGGCGAGACATTCTGCAAGTTCGTAGTCTCCGCAACGTCCGACGGGTTCCACTGTGAACGCCCACTAGGCTCCAACTTCTTCAAGCACGGGTTCACCACCAAACAGGGACTGAAGGCAGGCTCAAAGCGTGAGTCCATTCTCGTACAATCCAAGATCCTCACCATGCTATCCGAGTACCCAAGCGTCAGCGGCCTCAAGGACTATGCCCGTGCCGTTTTTGGTACTCTGAAGGAAAAAGACATCAAGATCGACCTCGACAAGCTAATCATTACGAAGAGCCGCGATTACCGTAGCACACTCCACAAGATGGGCTACGACATCACAGACGAGGGTAAGGTCTAATCCAGAAGACCCGCCGGTTGGGACTACGACGCCCGAGATAGTGAGCCGATCTCCGCCGAGCTCCGACGTCTGGCTGTCGAGGTGAGAGAGAAGGGCCGCTACATCGCCGTTGACCCTGATGAGTACCCTCTCCTCTCAGCAGGCTTCAAGGACAAGAACAAGGAAATCACCTTCATTCCCGATCACAACACCTACGGAAGAGTGGGCACCACTGATTACATTCGTGGCGAGGCATGCACCAATGCGCATGAGCACGGCCACCTGGTTCCCTCTCCACCCCAGCAACCCCGAGTGGCGCTCACCCGCCCACTTGCTGGCAAGTCACGTGCGTTTGGCGCCCGCCCATTGTCCCGCAAGCAGGTGAGAATGTCATTGCTCCTCGGAGGCGTCGAGCCCAACCCCGGTCCAGTGCTCCACTGGCGCGCGCGCACCTCGCGCCTTCAGCCACGTACACTGACTCGCCGTGAGATTGAGATACTATTGATGATCGGCGGAGTCGAGGTAAATCCCGGGCCCGAAGACTCACTGCTTCCCGCGATACTTCCTGACGTTCCCGACATCTCCACAAGTGCTTCACGTTCCGCCAGTGCCAATGAAAGCCATGCATCCACAACCGCACACTCTATCGCATCGGTTGCCTCACCCGACGCTCAGCAAGGTGACACACAAAGTGTTAGACGAGCCAGAGGCGTGTATATAAAACAACACAACATGGACCCCACTGAAGACCTTTCGGACATCATTGACACCAAGAAGCAACCTCTGCCACCAGCTCAGAAGAAGGCGGAGTCTATCCAGTTCTAGTTTGTCGATAAATCCCCAAATCTCTATGAAAGCGACATTCTTATCGAGCTGAACTCATTCCTCGACGATCAATGGCAGAAAAACTCAGCCAGAAACCTCATCATGACAGATACGTTGAAGAAAGACTCCGACGACGCCCAACCAGTTGACTACGTGAGGAACGTACCCGTCTTCCTCTTCAGAGATGAGAACGACCTAAACACCCTGCGAATCAACCTCGGATA